GGTACTGGCTCCCGCGCGCGGCGCTCGAGAAATATCCGAATCGCCCGTACGCCGAGTGGGAACGCTCTGGTCTGCTGACGGTCACGGATGGTGACACGACCGACGACGACGTGATTGAAGCGACCGTGCTGGAGGATTGCCGCGCGTCTGGTGTCCGCGAGCTCGGGTACGACAAGCGCTTCGCCCACATGCTGGCACTGCACTGGACCGGCGCTGGGTTGACGTGCACGGATATTCCGCAAGGGTTCGCGCTCAACGAGGCGATTCGAAAGCTCGCCGATTGGGTGGTCGAGGGCGTGCTCTGTCACGGCAATGACCCGATTCTCGCGTGGATGGCCGCGAATGCCGTCGTCCGCGAAGGCCGAAACAAAGAACTGCGGCTCGACAAAGAGAAGTCGAGCGAAAAGATTGACGGGATCGCGGCGCTCGCGAATGCCGTGCTGTGTGCGATTCGGCAGCCAGTGGAGGGGCCATCCGTGTACGAAACACGCGGGCCGCTGATTTACTGATGATTCTTCTTGAGCATCCAGAGCCGAACGCCGTTCTGATGAGGGGTGTCGATGCGCCGTATCCGGTGCGTGTGCCGGAATCGAGCGATGAATTGCGTGTGCCGGAGCATCGACCTGAATACGGGTCGACCGTCGTTGATGGTTGGACTGTCCCGAATTTTGGGGTGGTCGTGTATCGATGGGACGGCATCGAGCGTGATGCCCAGAACCGGCGGGTCTTCCGCTGATGCCACGCTACGAGCTGATCCGCCCGGAACGGCCCTCCATGCTGCAGCGGTTTCTCCGCTCGATTACGCTGGGGCCGTTCAACCCGAAAGACAAGACGATCGCGAAGTACTTTGGCGGGGCGCCGTCGTCGACCGGGATTCCCGTCAACGAATTTTCCGCGCTGAACTATTCGGCGTACTTCTCCGCGCTGGCGCTCGTCTCTGGCGACGTGGCCTCATTGCCGCTCTGTCTCTATCGACGCGACGGAAAGAACGCCGAGCGGTACGAAGCCCACCCGCTGTACCGGCTCCTGCACGACAGCCCGAATCCAGAAATGAGTTCGGTCGTCTTTCGCGAGACGCTGCAGGCGCACGCGATGAGCTGGGGGAACGGTTACGCGGAAATCGAGCGCGACAACGCCGGCCGTCCACGTGCGCTCTGGCCGATTACGCCGGATCGCGTGGAGGTGCAACGCGGCGCGGGCGGCGCGCTCGGCTACAAGGTCCAGAATCAGAGCACCGGCTCGGCGGTGATTCTGCCCGCGGCCGACATGCTGCACATTCCTGGCCTCGGGTTCGACGGGATTCAGGGCTACAGCGTGGCGAGCATGGCGCGTGAGTCCATCGGGCTCGGTATCGCGGCGGAACGGTTCGGGGGGACGTTCTTCGGCAACGGCGCGTCATTCGGCGGCGTCTTTGAACATCCGGGTCGCTTCACGGAGCAGGCGCAAAAGAACTGGAAGGCGTTTCTCGCCGCGCGTCACCACGGCGTGGACCGCGCCCACAACTTTCTCGTCGTCGAAGAGGGGATGAAGTACCAGCGCCTCGGCATCCCACCCGAAGATGCGCAATTCCTCGAGACGCGGCAGTTCCAGGTCACGGAAATCGCGCGCTGGTTCAACATCCCGCCCCACAAAATCGGGGACCTCTCGCGGGCGACCTTCTCCAACATTGAGCAGCAGAACATTGAATATCTCCAGATCACGCTCATTCACTGGCTGGTGCGCTGGGAACAGGAGTTGCGGCTCAAGCTGATCTCACCGTTGGAGCGGAACCAGCAGTACATCAAGCACGTCACTGAGGGCTTTCTGCGAGGCGATTCGTCTGGGCGCGCGGCGTTGCAGTCCTCCGAGTTCAACATCGGCGCGGCAACGTCGAACGAGGTGCGGGCCCTCTCTGAGCGGAATCCGGTCGACGGCGGAGACATTGCGTTTGTCCCGCTGAATATGATCCCGCTGAATCGGGCGCTCGACTATTGGGACGCGCAGATCGCGAAGCTGAAGGAACCGCCACCGGCACCAGTGGCCCCACCGAAGGAAGGCGACGACGAGCCGGACCCGGATCTGGAAGCGGCTCGAGCACGCATTGAGCAGCTCGTCGCCGACAACACCGAAAAGGACATTGCACGCCGGCAGGCGGAACAACGGGCCGAGGATTTGGCCGCGGCTCAAGCGGAAGCGGAGACGAAGCGCGACGAGATGGCGGCCGACCTCGCCCACGAAATCGAGTTGAGGGCTGGCGCTGAGACGGCGCTTGAGGCGGAGAAAGTTGAGCACGCCCTCACGCGCGAGCAGGACGCGGCCAGGTACGGCGACCTCGACACGCGATACCAACAAAAGGTTGAGGAATATCTCGATCAAGTGCAGCTGTCTGAGACGTTCCTGGGCGAACGAGACGTGGCGACGGCTGAAGTCTCGCGCCTGATGACGACCCTGCTCGCGATGAAAGAATCCGCCGAAGAGGCGACGCGCCAGCATCAGGAAGAAGTATCGAAATACGCGACAGAACGTGAGGCACTGACCCAGGAACTCAACGCAGCGGCGCGGCTGAAAGTTGAGGCCGTGAACGCTCAGCACGACGCCGAAGCGGCACGCGAAGCCGCGATCCAACGCGCCGAGGCGGCCGAGTGCGACAAGGGCACCGCCGAGCAGGCGCATCAGGCCGCGGCCGTACTCCTTGAGGAACAGCGTCAGCAGGAACGCACACGGCTCATCGGCGTCATTGCGGCACACCGGGCACTGATCGCGGATGTCATGTCCCGCATGGTGGAGCGAGAAACCGAGAAAGCGCGTCGGCATCAGGCGACGCCTGAAAAGCTTCGCAAGTGGGCGGATGGGTTCTACAGCCTGCACGAGCAGACGTGTGTTGAGGCGTTGACGCCGGCGCTTCGGGCGCATCTCGCCTGGCTGCAGAGTGCCGAGGAACCGGAAGCCGTTGCGCGTGGCATTGTGCGCACGCACATCCGCGAATCTTTGACGCAGCTCCGAGCCGTGGCGGATGCTGACCCCGACGAGTATCACGGGCTGCTCGAGCGCACCTTGACCCGCTGGGAGACCGAACGGTCGGCGGCGCTCGCCGACGCTGTCCAGAAAGAGGCCATTAGCCATGTCGCAGGATTGTGAACGCAGGATGGCGCGGGCCTATGGGTCCGTACGGGTTGATGTCGACGACCGAGCGCGGATTCGAGGCCTCGCGATTGTGTTCAACTCACTGTCCGTGGACCTCGGCGGATTCCGGGAAATCATCAAGCCGTCCGCCGTCGACCGGACGCTCAATGAAGGCCTCGACGTGCGCGCCCTGGTCAACCACGACACCGCGAAGGTGCTCGGACGGAACACCGCTGGGACCTTAGAGCTGCGGAAAACGCGGCAGGGCCTCCAGGCCGACATTGACCCGCCGTCCACGTCCTACGCGAAAGACCTCCTTGAATCGCTCCGGCGTGGGGACATTGACGGCATGTCGTTTGAATTCCGCACGTTGAGCGACGAGTGGCACATGGAAGACGGGGAGCTTGTTCGCGAAGTGACCGATATGCGGATTTCGGAAGTGTCCATCGTGACATTCCCCGCCTATGAGGCCACCGATGTGAGTGTGGCGCAGCGGTCCCTGGAGCGGTATCGGATGGAGAGCGGGTTGACGGTGGCGCGGCTTCGTGAGGAACTGCTCGCGAAGCGGACGGCGAGAGCGCGATGAATTGTCCTAAGTGCGGCACTGATGAGGGTTGGATTGGCCCGAGGTTCGAATCGATTCCTATTGGCGGATACCCCAGCAGGATGCCGTTTCGCGTAGAGGAACGCCTGCGGTATCTCTGCAAAACGTGCGGTTATTCTCGGTTTGAGCCCACGAAAGATGTGCCCCCGCCGCTGCCCCCGCCGCCGAATCGGTTTGTCGGGTACCACTTCGCCACGTGGCCTATCTGGCGGTGGCTGTTCGGCCGATGAGCGAGCGTCAGCGCGGGCGACCGCGAGAATTCGGGGAGCTGCCGCTGCACGTCCGGGTGCCGGTGGCCCTCCATGACGCCTTGAGCCGTGAAGCGGTTCATCGGGGCGTGCATCTGTCCGAGGTGATTCGGGAGCGGCTCGAATTTCGTAGCCCAAAAGTAGACAGGCGCGACGGCGCGCGGCAGACTACCTAAAATTCCGGTGTCGTGTATCTCGTGGCGGGGCGCCTGCCACGGCATGACACTCCATCAGGCCGACGAGCCTCGGCGCGGGGCGGAGTCAGCCGGCGAAACGGTGACACGTTATCGCCTGCGGGCTCCCGCCCTTTCGCATTTCAGCGAATCTCAAACACATCAGCGGCTGTCCTTCAGGCGGATGGAGAAGGACAGTGAACAAACAGGAACTCATCGACGCCCGCGTGCGATTGATTACCGAGGCCGATGCAGTGCTCAAGCGCGCCGTGGACGAAAACCGGCGCCCGACCGCGGAGGAAGAGGCCAAGTTCGACGAGATGCACAACGACGCTGACGCGATGGGCGAGACCATCAAGCGGATGGAGCGTCAGGAAGCGGCGGCGGCCAGCTCGGGCCGACGCACCGACCCGAACCAGACGGCTCAGCAGCGGGGCGAGTCTCGGTACACGGGTCCGGTGACGGACCAGGATCGTACGGAAGCCCTTCGCGCCTGGATGCTCGCCGGGGCGCCGGACGAACCGATCAGCGATCAGCAGCGGGCGATTGCGCAGCGGTGCGGCCTGAATCTCGGCTCGAAGCGGATGCGGCTGTCCTTCGGGCCGGCGATGCGTGATGCCTCTCCGGAAGGTGTCCGGAACTGGCAACAGCGATACACCGAACAGCGCGCGGCGCTGACTGGTGCGCAGTCGACGACCACGACCGGTGGTTACACCGTCGCAGACGACATGATGCGGTCGCTTGAGATCGCGCTCTTGGCCTTTGGTGGTGTCCGCTCGGTGGCGACGGTCATTCGCACGGCGACCGGTGGCCCCTTGCCGATTCCGACCACGAACGACACCGCGAACAAGGGCGAAATCATCGCGGAGAACACGACCCAGAACGAACTCGAAATGACCTTCGGCCAGTTGGTGCTCGACGCGTACAAGTACACGTCGAAATACATCCTGGCCTCGGTGGAGTTCATTCAGGATTCGTCGATCAACGTGAATGAGTTCCTTGGGAATGCGCTGGCGAATCGCATCGGGCGCATCACGAACGACCACTTCACGACTGGCAACGGCACTGGCCAGCCGAAAGGCGTCGTGGACGCGGCAGCGTCTGGGGTCACCAGCGTCGCGGACCCGCCGACGTACGACAACTTCGTTGACCTCGTGCACACCATCGACCCGGAGTACCGATCGAACGGCCGGTTCATGATGCACGACACGACCCTCAAGACCATCAAGAAGATCAAAATCTTGCAGTACTCCGGCGATACGACCGGCGTGCCGCTGTGGTCGCCGAGCCTTGTCGGTGGACAGCCGGATCTGATTCTCGGCTATCCCTACACCATCAATCAGTCGATGGCGGTGCCGGGCTCGTCTGCGAAGAAGGTGATCTTCGGCGATCTCTCGAAATACATCGTGCGCGATGTCCGCGACTTCACGCTGTTGCGGCTCGATGAGCGGTTTGCGGAACTCGGCCAGGTCGCGTTTCTTGCCTTCAGCCGTCACGACGGCGACTTGCTGAATGCGGGGACCAACCCGGTCAAGTTCATGCAGCAGGCCTAACCAACACTGGTGGGGGAGGCTTGGGGCCTCCCCGCCGCTTCACAAGGAGAACGCCAGTGTTGCACGACATCAAAGTCACCACGGTCGCCTCGGTCGCCACCGGCACATCGACGATTGATGGCGCGGCCCTTGATATGGCGGGATTCGAAGGC